GCACTACACAAGCTACTTCAGCTATTGTTAGTGGATATGTGCCTTATGCTAATTTACCTGCTGGTAGCGTGTTGCAAGTGGTTAGCACCGCAAAAACCGACACCTTTGCAACAACATCAGGAAGTTATACTGATGTAACAGGCTTATCTGTAACAATTACTCCTAAATTTTCAACTAGCAAAATTCTTGTTTTGGCTGATATTCATTATGGTTCAAATACAGATAGTGGATATGCTTTTTTTCAGTTAGTAAGAACATCAACTGCTATTTATGTAGGTGATTCTTCAGGAAGTAGAACATTAGGTTCTGCTGGTGGATGTGCCCCTGGAACTAATCCAATGGCACAAGCAAACATGGTTTATTTAGATAGTCCAGCAACAACATCTGCAACCACTTATAAAATACAAACATTAAGTCAAAACACTTCATATAGTGTAACTGTAAATAAAGGATGGGCAGATTCAGATGCTAGTTATGCGTTAAGAACTGCATCATCTATAACAGTATTGGAGATTGCGGCATGATTAATTATTCTTTAATTCTTTCTACAAATTATCCAACAGCACAATGGTCATTAAATGGAAATTCTTATGATGGCTTAACTTGGTTAAGTGATACACCAAAACCAACACAAGCTGAACTTGATGCTTTGGCTATTTCTACTGAAACTGCACAAGCTAAATTAAATTGCAAAAATACTGCAAAACAACTTTTAGCCGCAAGTGATTGGTCAGTATTGCCTGATGTTCAAATCACTAATAAAGCTGATTTTGACAACTATCGTGCTATTTTGCGTGGTTATGTAATTAGTCCAGTTACTAATCCTACTTTTCCACCAGAGCCGCAACCTGTTTGGGGTTAATAAATGAGCGACAGCATTGAACGCATTGCTGTAGTAGAAAGCAAGGTTGAAAGCCTAGAAGACAGCCATAAAGAGTTATTACGCTTGATGCACGAAGTCAAAGACGAAATGACTCGTTATAAGGGTTTTCTAGGCGGTATTGCTTTCTTAGCTTCCGGTGTTGGGATATTCCTAACATTATTTAAAGACTGGATTTGGAAGCACTTTGCATGAGACCAATATCTGTAGGTAAAAACTTAACAGGCGGTACAAAAACCACCTTGTATACAGTTCCAGCGCAGTATCTTGCTAAATGGAATTTGCTATATGTTACCAACAACTCTGCCAGTTCTAAAACAATTAGTGCTTGGTGGTACGATAAAAGCGAAAATACGGAAGTTATTGTAACGCTAGACTATCCATTAACTGCTAAAAACTTCTTAAAAATAGATAGTGCATATACTGTTTTAGAAGAAGGCGATGAGATTCGAGTGCAGTCAGAAACAGGCTCTACAGCGTCTGCAATTATTACTGTCGAACAAGAATACATGGGTGTTAAACAAAGAGGATTCTAAATGAAAGAAACTAAAAAACAACAAGCTAAAATCGGTAAAGTAATGCATGAGTACAAAGCAGGTACTTTAAACACTGGTTCTAAGCATGGTCCTGTAGTTAAATCTCGCAAACAAGCAGTTGCTATTGCTTTGTCTCAAGCTGGTGTGGCTAAAAAGAAAAAGAAATGATTAAAAAAGGTGCTGAAACTTTCTCAGGATATAATAAGCCTAAAAAGACTCCTAATCACCCTACTAAATCCCATGCTGTATTGGCTAAAGTAGGAGATAAAGAAAAGCTTATTCGTTTTGGACAGCAAGGAGTTAAAGGGGCTGGAGCACACCCAACAACAGCATCTGAAAAAGCTCGTCAAAAAAGTTTTAAAGCTCGTCATGCTGAGAATATTGCAAAAGGTAAAATGTCAGCAGCGTATTGGGCTGATAAAGTAAAATGGTAAAAATAACTGTTGACACTTTGTTAAAACTGTGTTAAACTAAGGAAATATATGGCAACTACTACCTACTTACAAGCGGTTAACAGTGTTCTTCGTCGCCTTCGGGAGACTGAAGTATCTACTGTTAACGAGACAGCTTATAGTAAGATGATTGGTGAGCTGGTTAATGACTCTAAAAACGCTGTAGAGGCTGCTTTTGGATGGAATGCTTTAACTGACACCTTAACGGCTACAACTTCAGCAGACATCTTTAGCTATGTTTTAACAGGTTCAGGAGTTCGTTTTAAAGTTATTGATGTCGTGAATGATACCGATGACTTTTTCATGAGTTTAGCCCCTACTTCGTGGATGACACAGCGGTTCTTACCAGCGACACCACAAAAAGGCTCTCCAAGATACTTTAACTTTAACGGTCAGGATGCTAATGGCGATACTTTAGTCGACATTTTCCCTATTCCTGACAAAGAATATACACTTCGTTTCAATATAATTCTTCCGCAAGCAAACCTAACTTCTGATACAGATATTATCAAAGTTCCCGGTGATGTTGTTATTCTACAAGCATACGCAAGAGCATTAGTTGAGCGTGGAGAAGATGGCGGTTTACAATCTTCAGAATCTTATGCTTTAGCACAGAAACTAATGTCTGATTATATTGCTTTGGAGTCTAATCGCTATATCGAAGATACTAACTGGGTAGCCAATTGAGCAAACAACTTGTTACTGCGTCAATCGCAGCTCCGGGTTTTTCAGGACTAAATTTACAAGATGCTCCAACTTCGCTTGAAGCTGGTTTTGCTTTAGAGGCAAACAATTGCGTTATTGATAAATTTGGTCGTATTGGTGCTCGTAAAGGCTGGACAACATATTTACCAGCTAATACTGATTTAGATTCTGCTGCGGTAAACACCATTTCTGAAATATTATCTCCGACAGCTAATGACGATCAGTTATTTGTCTCAGGAAATAATAAGTTATTTTTATCTACTGGCTCTGCTTTAGCAGTTAAAAATGTCAGAAACTCTACTGACACAGCCAATGCTAGTTATACTATTACTGCTACAGATTGGCAAGTTGCTTCTATTCCTGATGTAACTAATGTTCGTGCAAGAGCAGTCATTACACAGGCAGACCATAAGCCATTATATTTAAGCTATTCAAGCGTTACAAATGCTTATGTCTTTAAAATTCTTGCTGATGTAGCAACATTACCAAATGTACCAGTTGCACATACTTCAAGCACTTTTTTACCTAATGCTTGTTTATCTGCTTATGGTCGTGTTTGGGTAGCTGATATTACTAGCGATAGACAAACAGTTTATTTTAGCGATTTGCTTGATCCGTTAAACTTTAGAACTGGTACTGCTGGTTCTTTAAACATTAATGAAGTAGTTGGCGATGGAGACCCTATTGTCGGTCTTGCTTCACATAATGGTTTATTGATTATATTTTGCGAAAACCATACAGTAGTATATAATGGTGCTCAAGACCCATCTTCAATGTTTTTAGCAGATAACATTACTGGTATCGGTTGCATTGCAAGAGACTCTATTCAGCAAACTGGTACTGATGTTATTTTCTTATCTTCTACTGGTGTTCGTAGTCTTGCTCGTACAGTTCAAGAGAAATCTATGCCAATGCGTGATGTCTCTAAAAATGTTCGTGATGATTTATTAGCTGTAGTTGCTGCTACCAGTTCTTTAAAGACAATTAAATCAGGATACTCTTCACAAGAAGCATTCTATGTATTGTCATTTTCTGCAAGCAATAAAGTGTATTGTTTTGATGCAAGAAGCTTGCTACAAGATGGTTCAGCAAGAGTGACCACATGGGATACAATTACTCCTACTGCTTTTGCAACCACAAAGAACAGACAATTTTTAATAGGTAAAGAAGGCTATGTTGGATTATATGGTGGATACACTGATAACGGTTCTTCGTATCGGATGTCTTATTATTCTAGCTATTTTGATTTTCAACAACCCACAACTTCTAAAATTCTAAAAAAAGTAGAAATGTTAGTTCTTGGTGCTCAGAATCAGAACTTAACCACTAAGTGGGATTTTGATTTTAAGAAGAATTATCAATCTACTATTTTAGCAGTTGACCCTTCACTTATTGCTGAATATGGAGTTGGAGAATATTCTATTGGTACATATTCCGGTGGAATTATTGTCTTTACTTTGAATATCAATGCAGGTGGTTCAGGTAAAGCACTACAACTAGGATTTGAAACAGATATTAATAATAATGCGGTATCGTTACAAAAAATTGATTGCTTTGTTAAAGCAGGGAAAACACTATGACAGCGTATAATAAAACTACTAACTTTACAGCTAAAGATTCTTTAGCGTCAGGTAATCCACAGAAGATTGTTCGTGGTTCTGAAATTGATACAGAGTTTACCAACATTCAAACTGCGGTAAACAGCAAAGCTAATACAGCTTCTCCAACATTTACAGGAACAACTACTGTTTCAACACTTGCGGTTAGCGTAGATGCGTCTGTTGGAGGAAATATGACTGTTACTGGGACTTTAGACGCTGCATCAGTCGATGGCGGTAGTTTCTAAAGTTCCTGTCGTTATTCGTAACGACTATGTGATGTATCTAGAGTGGCATGATAATGTTCATTGGTTTCACACAGATGTATTCAAATGGACACCACAAGTTAAAGTAAAATTTTTAGAAGATTTAAATTTACTGTCTTGTTTAGTTGGTCATCCTTTATATGCTTTCTCATTAAAGGAAAATACAGCAGTCAATAAATTAATCAAGTTTGGCACTAAATTAGGCTGGAAACATTTTAAGGATGTTAAGTTGAATAACAACAAAGAAGCATATATTTATACATGGAGTAAATGATGGGCGGAGTCGTAAGTGATGTAGGAAATTTCTTACAGGATAATGTAGTTACACCAATAAGTGATTTAGGTGTCTCTGTCGACCAAGGAGTCAATAGTGCTGTTCCCGGTGGTTGGGGAACTGTCGGTGCTATTACTGCTGCTCTTGTTACCGCAGGAGCTTCAATACCTGCTTCCACTGCTGAGTTTATTGCTGCCGATGCTGCTAGTCTTGCTTCTAGTGGGTTAAGCGAAGCTGCTATTGCTCAGAACTTAGCTGCTAGTTACGGTATCAGTGCTGAAGCTGCTTCCGCTGCTGCTTCTGCTGCTCTAGGTACTGGTTCAGGAGTTGCAAGTGCTGCTACCAGTTTAACTAGCATGATCGGAACAGATGCTGCTAATCTAGCTTCTCAAGGATTGAGCCAATCACAGATTGCAGAAATTCTAGGGCAATCATACGGTATCGATGCTTACGCTGCTGCAAACGCTGCTGGTATAGCTGCCGCTGGTGGAACTGCTGAATCTATTGCAGGTACACTGGCTGCTGATTATGGTACAGAGATGGCTGGTCTAGCTCAAGAAGCTGGCATCAGCAACTCTACACTTGGTTCTTTGGTTAAACAATATGGTACACAAGCTGTTAAATCATTGCTTGGTAATCAGGTTGTATCTAAATTAACTGGTGCTGGAACTGGTACAGGTGCTGGCGGTCTATTAGGTGCGGCTGGTAATTATTTATTAACTACAGAACAATTAAATCGTTTACAGAACGCTTATAATCAAAATGTAGTAGGACAGCAAACTGCTACTAAATTAGCACAACAACAAGCATCATTTACTCCTGTTGGAATGACTACCGCTTTTGGTACTTCTAATTTCCAATATGACCCAGTTACAGGTAAACTTACTTCTGCTGGATACACTGCTTCCCCTGAATTAGCTGCACAAAGAGACAAGTTGTTTGGTCTTGGTTCACAAGCATTACCAACAACTGCTGATACAGCACAGATTCAACAAGACTACATTGCACAGCAACAAGGTCTATTAGCTCCGGGTCGTGAACAAGAATTAGCACAGTTGCGTAATCGTTTATATCAGCGTGGTACTTCCGGTCTAGCTACTGGTGGAACTCAAGCTGGTTATGCTCCAAATGCTAGTGGTTTATTAGCAACTAATCCTGAGTTAGCTGCATTGTATAATGCTAGAGGACAGCAAGATGCTGCAATCGCTGCTAACGCTCCTGTATATGCTCAGAACTTATTAAATCAACAGATTGCTACAGGAACTGGTTTATTTGGTGCTGCTAATACACTTGAACAATATGCACAGCAGCCATTGACTTTAGCTAGTTCTCTAGGAACTGCTGGCTCAACAGCGGGATATAGAGCTGGTTACTATGGTTTACTTGGTAATCAAGCAGCTCTACAGACTCAGCTACAAGGACAACAAGCAAACATCTACGGTACTGGTCAAGCATTGTCTACAGCGTCACAACCGCTGTTTAATGCGGCTGGAAACATTATTGGCAACTGGCTAAGTTAAGGAATAATTATGGCAGATTTATTTGATAAAGAAGAACTTGGAGTAGTAAATTCCTTATTTGGCTCTAGTCCTGAAGGGATTGCTTTAGCTCGTGAGAAAGCAGCCTATGCTCAAGGTGAAAAAGCTGGTACAAATCTATTAGGTGGTATTCTTGGTCAAACAGGAATGTTCGCTGAACGAGGCGGTGCTGCATTGCGTGGTGTCTTAGGGCAACAAAGTCCTGAAGAGCGTCTCGCTGCATTGCGTCAACAAGCTCAACAGCAATTTGATACCAATACTCCTCAAGGTTTAGCTGAAGCTGCTCAGTTCTTGAATGCTCAAGGCGATGCCGCTGGTGCTCGTCAGATGGTAATGCTTGCTCAAGGTCAAATGCAAAAGACTGCGACTTTAGGCAAGACACTAGAAGAGACTCGTCAGATGGGTCGTAAAGAGATTGAAGTTGGTGTTCCCGGCAATCCTGAGATGGTTCAAAAAATCTTAGTTGATAAAGACGGTAATAAAATTGCTAATATCGGTGCTCCGTATAGCCGCTTCAGTCAAAAAACTTACATTGATGCTCGTAATATTGGAGCTAGAAATGTTCTTGATATTGATGCAAAACAAGCAGAAAACTATGCTACTGCATTAAACGGTGCGGCTAAAACTTTACCAGTACTGGATCGTATGCAAAGTCTGATAGATCAGGGTGTTATTAGCGGTACTGCTGCTGAAGCTCGTACCGCTACTTTAGGTATTTTACAAGGGCTAGGAGCTAATACAGATAAAGCTACTAAAGCTTTAGCCAATACTGAAGCATACAACAAAGAGCTTATCAATTTGCTACAAGGTGTTATTAAACAGTACGGTGCAAATCCATCAAATGTGGATGTAAAAACTGCTTTACAAGGACTGCCTGAACTGGTAAAATCGCCCCAAGGTGTACAGCAAGTTCTCACAACTTTAGTTAAAGCTAATCGTGATACTTATAACGAAGCTAAAACAGGTTTAGAATATTTCCGTAAGAATCAAGGTTCTTTTGCTGGATATGAACCTAAAGTTCCTTTGGGATTAGTTGAGACACCTAAAATCAAACTAGATAAACCACTCAATCAAATGAGTGCAGCAGAACTACAAGAAGCACTTAAATAATAGGATTCTCATGGCAAACGAATATACTCGTGAACAGATTTTAGCCGAATTAGCCAGTAGACAAGCTCCTGCAACAGATAACACTATTTCAGAAATCATTAAAGGTGCTGCTGGTGGAGCTGCTTCAGGCGGTGCAGGTACTGCTGGTCTACCGCTAGAGATTGCTAATCTTCCTAATGCTATTTCTAACTATTTAGCTGGTGTTAGCGAGCCATCTCCAACGCAAGTAATGCGTGAGAAAACTGGTGTTCCTAATGAGCCTCGTAGTGGTCCGGGACAGTTTGCTTACAATTTCATGGAAGGCGCTACTCCAGCGGCTGCAATTACTGGTGCTGCAACACTTAATCCAGCATTAGCTGCTGGTGCTGGTTTATTAGGCGGTGTAACCAATGTGGCTGCTAAATACTATGCTCCTGAAAGCCCAGTAGTTCAGACTTTATTTGGTTTATTACCTGCTGGTGTTGCTGGTCTTGCTAATGTAGCTCGTACTCGTGTTCCGAAGACTCCTGTAGCTTCTGAACTTCCTGAAACTGGAATGACAGCTACTCCGGGTCAA